CTATTCGGAAATGCCTGGGGAACTTAAACAGTCTATAGCGTATAAAAATGCACAACATGAGCGGGCTATGAAAGCACCGATTAAAAACTTAGACGACAAACTAAGAAAAAAAGGACTAATATGAACTATATTTTTACTAGCGAAAGTGTTAGTGACGGCCACCCAGATAAAGTAGCAGACCAAATTTCTGATGCGCTCGTTGATGCAGGATTAAAGGCAGGCGATACCACAACTCGTGTTGCTGTTGAAACACTTGTAACTACCAACATGGTTACATTGGCAGGCGAAGTAAAGAACTTTAATGTGCAGCCGCACGAAGTTGATGAAATTGTACGCAACAAAGTTCGCGACATCGGTTATGAGCAAGATGGGTTCCATTGGAAAAACTTACGCATCTACAATGAAATCCACGCACAGAGTGCAGATATTGCATTAGGCACAGATGACTTTGGTGCAGGTGATCAAGGCATTATGTTTGGATACGCCTGCAACGACAACGATGCATACTTGCCGGCACCTATCTATTACGCACACGAAATTCTAAAAGACCTTAAAGCAGAACGTGAAATTACAAACATTCTCGGACCTGATGCTAAATCACAGGTCAGTGTGCAATATGAAGGCGGCAAAGCCAAACGTATTGACCAAGTTGTGATTAGTACACAACACAGCAAAGGACATGTTGAAGCAGCACGTGATCTTGCAAAACAATCGGCAATGAATGTATTAGGAGAGTTAGTTGATAGAAATACTGTATGGCACCTTAATCCTACTGGCAATTTTGTTATTGGTGGTCCTGATGGTGACGCCGGAGTTACTGGGAGAAAGATTATTGTTGATACTTATGGGGGGTTTGCTCCTCATGGGGGTGGGGCTTTTAGTGGCAAAGATCCTACTAAAGTAGACCGGTCAGCTGCATACATGGCACGTTGGCTTGCAAAAAATGTAGTAGCAGATGAAATGGCAGACTGGTGTAACATTCAGCTATCATATGCTATTGGTGTAAAGCAACCAACAAGTATCTATGTCGAGTCAAATGGCTACAGTAAGAGCATTGAGAAGTTTATTCGTGAAAACATTGACCTGTCACCCAAAGGTATTATTGACAGATTCGATTTATTCAAGTATACTGAGTATAGTAAGAATTGTACATACGGACACTTCGGTGACAAAGATGTACCTTGGGAAATGATTGGATGGTAATGAAAGACCCTAAAGTAACAGAACTTGTAAAACAATTTGACAAAGATTTAAAAGTGCTTAATAAGACATGGGCGGCATTACAAAAGCATAATGTATTTGTAAGAGCGAGTATAAAAGGTAGTGCTACCTATGACGCACTGAAATACCTTGAAGTGGAAGAAATTACACAACGAGTAGAATATTTAAAGGATAAAGCAGAATGAAAAACTTTATTAAAAAGATAACAGGCATTGCTGCTAAAGAAGCAGCACTAGCAGTTGAAGAAGCACGTATCAACGAAGAAGAAATGAAACTTCTCAAAAAGAAAGATCCTAAGGAACATGCTACACGCAAAAAAGAACCGTGGGTCAACGTTCTCGATATGCAAGTTAATGAAGAAAACATTCGCAATGGATTCTTCGAGTTAGACTGGAATGACTTGTTTATCAAAGAACTTATTAAAAATGGATACGGCGAAGAAGCCGATCCTCAAGAGGAAGTAGTAGACAGATGGTTCCGTGACATTGTGTATAATATGCTAGCAGAAGAAGGCATAGATACAGATCGAGGCGCCGGATACATTAATGTTGTACCTATTGACAAGGGTCGCAGCGAAGTTAGTTGACAAGCACACATAAAGATGTTATACTATATTTAAATTAACACAATAAAAGGCAATACAATGGCAACTTATGTACTAGTAGACACAGCTAATACCTTCTTTCGAGCTCGGCACGTAGTACGTGGCGATATTGATACCAAAGTAGGCATGGCGTTACACATTACACTTAACAGTGTTAAAAAGGCTTGGAATGACTTTAATGCAGATCATGTTGTATTCTGCTTGGAAGGCCGCAGTTGGCGTAAAGACTATTACGAGCCCTACAAACGCAACCGCAAAGAAGCACGAGATGCACTTACTTCACAGCAGCAAGAAGAAGATACAGCGTTTTGGGAGATTTTTGACGAGTTTAAGAACTTTGTTACAGAAAAGACTAATTGCACTGTTATTCGGGATCCGCAGCTGGAAGCAGATGATTTAATTGCTGGATGGGTACAATCTCATCCTAATGATAATCATGTCATTATTAGTACAGATGGCGACTTTGCACAGCTAATTGCTCCTAACGTAAAGCAGTACAACGGTGTTGCTAACGTAACTATTACGCACGAAGGTTACTTCAATGACGACGGCTCCGAAGTAATCGATAAAAAAACACAAGAGCCAAAGCCTGCACCTGCACCTGACTTTATGTTGTTTGAGAAGTGTATGCGTGGCGACACTAGTGATAACGTGTTTAGTGCGTATCCAGGTGTACGCAAGAAAGGCACCAAGAACAAAGTTGGTCTTATTGAAGCATACGAAGACAAAGGCACTAAAGGATTTAACTGGAACAACATGATGCTACAACGTTGGACTGATCACGAAGGTGCAGAGCATCGTGTGCTAGATGATTACAATCGCAATGTTGTGCTTTGTGACTTGACTGCACAACCTGCAGACATTAGAGAGATTATTGATACAACTATTGCAAACGTAGAACCTAAAGACATTAGTCAAGTAGGCATGCGTCTTATGAAGTTTTGTGCTAAGTGGGATATGCAACGAGTTGCAGACCAGGCAGCAAAATTTGCAGAGCCATTACAAGCAAGGTATACCAAATGAATATAAAAGTCAAGCCTGTACTAGAAAATAAATTTTGGATTGTTGAACAAGAAGGAGTTCGCGTTGGAACTCTTACTAAAGATAACGACAGTTTTGTTTATAGTAAATCTGGCGAGGTACAGTTTTACAAAAACGAAAAGGAAGTTGCAGAAACGTTTGGCAAAGATTTTCTTACAGCCAAGATAACAGTTGATGAGTCAACTCATGAACTAAGTGTGCACGGATATCCAACACGAAGTGCTCCTTATAACAGTATGTATGATATCAAACGAAAGTTGCCATTGTTTACAAAGAGTGAAAAATCAAAAAGTTTGTATTGCGCAGGGTACTATCTTGTAAAATTTAATGTAAATTGGCTTAAAAGTTTTTGCCCAAAGATAATTACTGTTGAAAGAAATGAGTTTTTGGGGCCATACAAAACTGAATTAGAAATGAAAGCATCTCTAAGCAATGTCAACAGATCCAATTAATACAGTACCTCTTCAGCAGTTTATCAAGCAAGTTCAAAGTGCTGACAACTCTCGCAGTCAAGAACTAAGATTACCTATTGATCAGGCAAAATCACTTTCCTACACACTGGGTATTGTCCTAGCACGACTAAATGGTGATATGGAGAAGTACATTAAAGAAAATAGTTCTGGAAATAGCAACGATATTATACAAGTAAAGATTGGCGAATCGTCTGACTGGCAATAAACAGCGCATAAAAAGATAAATATATGCGTAGTTTATGTTAAAGGAGTAGCTATGTCTAGGCCAAAACCAAAAATTCTTTGTGAGTTTATAGATAGGAAAACCTATAAAAGCGAACAGGTCCTAGAAGCTGATGCAATTTGGGCAGTATTTTATCAAGACAAGCCTTTCAATTTAAAAAGTCAAAACAGTCTTACAAATCATCCTGGTCCTAAATATAAAAAGACTAGTTTTTCAAATCCGGGTCATGCACACAACCTTTCAAAAAAATTAAATCAGATGTTTAAAACAGACGGATTTAGCGTGTACAAACTTGCAGATGGCGAACGTCTCGAAGATGAATAAAATTGTTTATACAAAGGTATTTCTTAAACAATTAGGACAGACTACTAGCGAACAAAATGTTAAAGCCATGATTCCTATATGGTGGTATAACACTCGAGATAAAGAAATTGGCGGGTTGAGACTTACTGATGCCGGAATGGACGTATTGATAGAAATCGGCTTAGCAACTTACGATATTCCTTATCCTATAGATATGCCAGTAACTACACAGGTAATTATATTCCTTGACCAGTTTATTGACTGCCCATACTACTTAACTCCAAAAAGCATAACTGTTACCAATGAAAAGAAGGCTGTCGAGCTTACACTGTTCAGTGGAGACTTGCGCAAGTACGGACTTACAAAAGCAATGACACGACAGAAGAAGGATGAGGATTGATCTACACGGATATCATGTCCATGCTGCTTGGCAATATTTCAATCACCAAGTAACCGAGGCATACTTCAGGGGTCATAAGAAATGTCATGTAATAACCGGACAGGGTATTATGATGCGTGAAATTCCAACATGGGCTCGCAATCATCCATACATAAGAGAATGTACCCAACATCCAAAAAATCTTGGAAGTTTTTCTATAAAATTAAAAAAACGTGGTTGACACTAGTAACAGTTAATGCTATTATAAAACATAGGCACAAACAAAGGATTATATATCATGTCAGAAGCACGTACACTTAGCCCTAACAAAGCAAAAAACAGCTTGCAGGTTGCTATGAAGAAAAAACGCCCTATCTTCCTTTGGGGACCTCCTGGTATTGGCAAATCAGACATTGTAAAGCAGATTAGTGATAGCTTTTCAAATTCGTATTTGATTGACATTCGACTGTCGCTTTGGGAACCTACAGATATTAAAGGTATTCCATACTTCGACAGCAACTCAGGTACAATGGTGTGGGGCGCACCTAGCGAACTTCCAAGCGAAGAATTTGCGGCACAGTATGACAACATTGTGTTGTTCCTAGATGAAATGAACTCAGCGGCGCCGAGCGTACAAGCGGCAGCATACCAGCTGATTCTTAACCGCAAGGTAGGCACTTACAAGTTGCCAGACAATGTTATGATTGTTGCAGCGGGTAACCGCGAAGCTGACAAAGGTGTTACATATCGT